TTGAAACAGATTACAGTACCACTCAATCAATGCAAGCCTTTGTTAATTTGACAATAAACAACCTGAAAACAGAGATATCTGATACCTATGTGACCCAGAATAAGCTGAACGGTTATAGTACTGTTGATCAGCTGAGTGCAGCAATAGAAGCCTCTACTACGAAGATTTTTGCAGAAGTTAGAGACGTATCCTATTACAATTATTGTACAAATGGCGATTTTGACAGTAAAGAAGGGTGGAAAAGCAAGTCCGGTCTTCAGACGGCTTCTTACCTGGAAAAAAAATGCGCAAAACTCTTACGCTACAAAAATACTGGTTCAGGAAATGATGCTTTAGAAGGAATGCTGAGTACGCCTTTTATAAGCTGGGAGTACTTAACTAATAAAAAACAGAAAAATGAGTTTGTATTTCAGGTAGCAGCAGGGAACGCCGGCGATACAAAAATATATCTGGATGATGCTGAGATATTAAGTATTGATAAAACAGATATTTCAAATGAATGGAAAGAATTTTCCGTAGAAGTAACTCTTGGAGAAGGAAAACATATCTTTAAAATACAAGTAGAAGATGAAAATAAGAGAGTATTTGTAACAGGAGTCAGGATTCTGGCAAAATATGAGGACTGGACAGAAGGCAGATTATCAATCTTAAGCAATTCGATTTCGTCAGAAATAAAACGGGTATCAGATGCGGAAGAGCTTTTGGAAACGAAAATCGAACAGACAGAGACTGCCATCAGTTTAAAAGTTTCAAAGGGGAATATCATTTCAGAAATCAATCAGACAGCAGAATCTGCAACTATTAACGCAGCCAGGATTAATTTCAATGGGCTGGTTACGGCAAACGATCGTTTTAAAATTCGTACGAATGGTTCCTTCGTAGCAAATTACGGCACGATTGCAACGTGGAATGTCAAAAATGGTATCCTTGTATCTGCGGATGAATCCATATCATTATTTGGTGGGGATAATCCATACATAAAAATTGGCAATGTAAAATTATCAGAAGACAGTCATGCTGCTGTTGTAAAGTATGGACTGTGGATATATGCAGGAACAAATCAGGAGTTTACGGATGGTTCAGATCAGTTTCGACTGTACAATTTAACAGCAGTTACGGGAAAAACACTGGGAATTGCGAGCGACAGACATGTCGGAACGATTGCGTCATCATCCAAAAGATATAAGGATTCTATGGGGCTGGTTTCCACAGAGGATGCCTGTAAAGTGTTGTGTCTTCCAGTAGTACGCTTCAAATACAAACCGGGATATTTGTATAAAAACGATGACCTGTACAACAAAACAATTCCAGGATTCTACGCAGAAGAAATAGATGATATCCTTCCAGAAGCAGTTATCCACGATGAGCAGGGCAGACCAGAAGACTGGAACCAGAGGATTCTGATTCCGTTAATGTTGAAATTGATCCAGGATATGAATAAGAGAATCAAAGAACTGGAAAATAAACAGTAAAAGGAAATGATTAAACATGAAGAAAATCAGAGCAGAGCCATAAGGCTCTATTTCTTTTGGGAAAAAATTGCGCCGGCGCAACCGGAGAAAGAGTGGAATAGTGAAAGAAATACTTATCCAGACATATACTATTGTATTACCGGTACTCTTAGGCTACATCGTCTGGCTCCTGAAAAATCAGAAAAAAGACAGAGACGCCAACAGCAAAGGAACGATGCTTCTGCTCCGCGTCCAGCTCATAGAGTATCACGCAAAGTATACAGCACTTGGAACCATCCCCTCATACGCCTACCAGAACTACTGCGAGATGTATGAGGCATACCATAAATTAGGCGGAAATGGGATGGTGACCAAGATGAAACAGGAGATTGAAGAATTGCATATTAAAAGAAAAGGAGAATGATTATGGAACAGATTGCAAATTATGTAAAACCGGAACTTATTGTGGTAGCCATTGCCTTATATTTCGTGGGCATGGCATTAAAACAGGCACAGGCAGTAAAAGATAAGTATATCCCACTTATCCTTGGCGGAATCAGCATTGTGATCTGTGCCATGTATGTATTTGCTACCACCACCCTGGGAACACCGCAGGACATTGTAATGGCAATCTTTACAGCCGTCGTACAGGGAATCCTAGTGGCTGGATTATCTACATACGTGAATCAGCTGATCAAACAGACAAATAAGGAAGAGTAACCCGGGGATGAGTAATCATCCTCTTTCCTATCACAAAAACAGGAGGTAATATATGGAAATTAAAGGCATCGATGTATCAGCCTGGCAGGGTAAGATCGATTGGAAAACAGTCGCAGATTATGGAATGGGATTTGCAATTCTCCGGATCACAGAAGCCGGCAATGTTGTTGATTCGCAGTTTGAAAACAATCTGGCCGGATGCAACAAATACAACATCCCTGTCGGTGTTTACAAATACTCCTATGCAATGACGATTGCAGAGATCCAGAGAGAAGCCCGTAAGGTAGTAAGTACATTAAATGGACGCAGGATCCAGTTTCCGGTATTCCTAGATCTGGAATACAACAATCAGAGATCTCTTGGATCCGAGAGCATCCACAAGATGGCAGATGCCTTCCGTGAGATCGTAGAGGCGGCGGGATATAAATTTGCTATCTACTGCAATGTGGACTGGTATGAGAACGTGATCTGCAGTCATCTGAAAAAGTATGACTTTTGGATTGCCCGCTATCCGTCCAACGATGACGGATGGCTTCAGGAACGACTCCGGCCAGATTTTGGCGTGGGCTGGCAGTATAGCTCAAAAGCCAAGATTCCAGGCATCAGCGGAACTGTAGATCGCAACGTATTTTATAAGGATTACTCCGAAGAAACTGAGAAGAAAGAGGAAACAACTGTGAACAAATTACAGGAACATACCAAGCTTGGAGATTATTACGCCAACAACGGCGGCACAAAACCATATCTGGAGAAAAAGAGCAATGCCTATCTGGATGATTTTACCAGAAATGCGGGCAGCAAAAACTATACGAAATTTGCCCGTGATGTCAATAACTGGGGACAGCCAGGATGCCAGGGACAGCCGTGGTGTGCAGTCTACCAGTTCTGGAAGCTGGTTACAGTACTCGGCCTGACAAAAGCCCTGCAGATCATGGGCGGTGGATTCTACAACTGCAAGAATGTAACGGCTCATGCCAAACAGAAAGGAACCTGGCATACTACACCAAAGAAAGGCGCGCTGATCATCTTCCGTAACGGCTCACACATCGGATCTGTCAACAGTTTTGATACCAACTATGTCTACACCAACGAAGGCAACACTTCCGGTGTACCAGGTGTCGTAGCCAACGGTGGAGCATGCCGCAACAAAAAATATAAACTCACAGACTCCGCAATCGACGGTTATGTATGGATCGACTACGGCACAGCTGCAGATCAGGAATCCACAGAGACTGCAGTACAGCTCAGCAAGACCCCAAAGTGGGTAGGCATGGTCAACACAGCTAAACTCTATGTTCGTTCCTGGCCGGGCAAAGAGAATCCGACCATCAAGAAATATCCATATCTCGCACAGCACAATCTCATCGATGTGTGCGATACGATCAAAGCTGCCGACGGTGCAGACTGGTATTATGTCCGTATCGTGAACAAGTACTACGGATTTGTGTGCGCGGAATACATCAACAGAGTATAAAGAAAAATCCCGGCAGGTACCCACTGCCGGGAGCATATTGTATCATCCTGAATCATTACAGACAAAAAGATTTGACTTTGTTCAGATAATAACAGATAATATTATCTAGGCGTTATCTATTGGATAGAAATACGGTGGCATTGCCACCCATTTGCCACCCACACAAATATGTGGGATAGGGCGATAAAAAAATGAAACTACTGAATATGCAGAAACAAAGGCTTTTCGCAGTTTGCACAAAACCGCAAAAAGCATAAAGATAGTGTGGGGTTGACCAGTTTCCGCAGAGTGTGCATGTGGAGACTGTTGTTCTTTTGTCCCAACAAAAACCAGATGACACGATAGAGATCGACTTAGACCTGGACGAGCTGGATGCCACCAGTGCCGAGTTGAAAGCAACCTATCAGGAAATCAAAGATTATGTGCTGAAAG